CATCATCAAACCGCCGTGGTGTGCCGTCTTTTTGTGCCAACCCCTGCTTGGCCCTGTTTGCCTCATCCGCGGTCAGGAAGTCCAGATAAATTTCGGTCGTCTTGATTGACGTGTGGCCCAGGTTCTTCGACAGGTCGTAAATCGACATTCCGCCGCGGAGCGCCTCAACGGCGTAAAGGTGGCGCAAATCGTGATACCTGAACCGCGGAAACGGGCCTTTCGCCGCGGCGGCGCGGCGGAAGTGGCAGAAGTCCGAGGCGGCTTGCGCAAACGGTTCGCCCGACTCCCGGCAGAAAATCAGCTTGCTCCCTAGCGTCCGCGGCTGTGCCGATATTTGTGCCGTGGCGGCGTCCGACAATTCTATGGTCCGGCGCTTGTTCCCCTTCCCGATCACGTCGAGAGTTTTCGCCGCGGCGCTGAACTGCGCCCACGTCACATTTACAAGTTCGTCCTGGCGGCAACCTGTCAGGCGCGCCGCGGCGATCATGGCGGCAAAGCGCGCAGACGACGCGGCCATGACTGCGGCAATCGCCTCGGCGGTCGGAAGCTGGATAGGGTCGCGGCGCTCTTTCAGCAGCCGGCGCTTCGATAGGGTGGGGTTGCCTTCCCTCCATTCCATCGCCTCGGCGTAGGTCAGGACGCGCGATACCGCGGTCAGGTCGCGTCGGATCGTCGCGGGTGTGGATCCATTCTTCCGGCGCGCGGCAATCAGGGCGTTTATCACGGCTCCGTCAATCTTGGCGACGGGATAGGGCGAAAGGATCGGCTCGCATTGGGCGAGGCTGACGCCGTAACGCTTGGCGGTCGCAGCGGCGATCTGGCCCAACTCATGCTCGGCCCATTCCGCAACGGCCTGCTTCCAGCTTACCGCGGGCTTTCCGCCGCGGATCGTCTCGCGGATCTCTTTCAGCCGCGCGTCGCGCTTTCGCCTCGCAGCTTTGACATCGCGAGTGCGTAGGCTCTCTCGGACTTCGATTCCGTTAACGGTCGCGCGGAGCCACCATATCCCGCCGCGGGCATATAGGTTGTCTTCGGACATTCTGACTCCTTCGCATGGATGAATTTGACGAGCTTGGCCGGGTCGAAGGTCCAGACCTTGCCGATTTTGGCGGCGGATGGCAATTCGCCCCGGGCGGCGAGGTTCTGGACCGTGCGCGCCGTCACACCGAGAAGGGACGCGGCGGCGCGCGCCTGGATGCGGCTCATTCGCTCGGCCCTTCCTTGATGCGGGCGCGGATGGCGGCGGCACATCTACGGAATAGCGTCAAAGGACGGGCGTTGACCCATGTCACCATATCGGCGAATGAAAACCGCTCCGCATAATCAGGGACGCGCATCCATTCTTGGGCGGCGGCAAGTTCCGCGATCAGACTATCATTCTCCCTCACCACTCGCGCGGCCTCGGCAGGAACCGGAGCAGCGGGGCTGGCGGCGACAGGATAGCATACGGGATAAGGCCATCCATTTGCAGCTTGTACGCATTTTTCGCCGGTCCATGGTTGGCCGCATGCCCCGCATACCTCACCCACTACGCGCGCGGCCTCGGCGGCTTCAAGGGCTATGCGAGCCACATCAATCGTGGCCGTATTCTCAATGTCGATCTGGAATAAGGCGTTCGCCGCCGCCTCGACCATTGCATCGGTGATGTCATTTTTCATTGGTGGTGTCCTTGGCGAGAGCAGCGCGGAGTTCGGTCAAGATTGAAACAACTTCGTTGCGGGGGCCGCTAAATTCTTCGTCGATGCGCAGAGGCAACGCCAGCAGCACATCCCGCTCGGCAATGGCCGCGTCGCGGTCTTTGGCAAGCGATGCAATAATTGTTTGAAGCTGCCCCACCGCAAGTTTGGATTCATCCCGCTCGGCAATGGCTGCGTCCCGCTCGGCTTTCCACTTCTCGCATAACTCAGCCCATTCGGTCGGGGATGCGCGCAGTTCCGCAGCAAGCCGTTCGACGCCAGCAATCGCGGCGGTAAGGGCGGCCTCGGCGGCGCGGGCGCTTTCACATTCTCGGTATGCGCGGAATTTCATCTCGCGTTCGGCATTCACAAACGCCAGCACGGCGCGGAGTTGGGTCAGGATTTCGTCGGTCATCATCTTCCCTCATTCGCTTGCCCAAATCGGGCGAAAAGGCTCCCGCGATCCACAACCGGCGCTTTGCTGACCCGAGCGGCAGCTTTCGCCGTCGTGGGCATCGGGGCGGATTTGATCTTTCCGGCCGGAACAATCGCGCCGATGTGCTTTCCGTTGATCGCGGCGATCCTGGCCTTTTCCGCCACGTCGATTTTGGTCTTCGCCTTGTGCGGGCCGACAAGCGCCGGGAAAAGGTTGCTCTCGCAATTCTTACCTCCGTTGATGAGCGCGATTTTATGGTCAGCCTGCCACTTCTCGCCGGGCATGATCTTGCGGCGCGATATGTGGCAAACTCCGCCTTCGCGCTGGAAGATCCTAGCGAGGACTCGCGGCGGCGGGCGGCTATCGTCGCTCTTGCCGATCCACTCTGCGACGGATCTTGACATTATCGCGGCTCCTGCTCGTGAAACTCGACGCCCTGCTGCGCGCCAAACGCGGCGACAAGCTCAAGCAATTCGCCAAGCTCCTGCTTCGACATGTCGCTCGTTCTCATCCCGAGCGGGACATAGGTTCCAGCGTCCAGACCGGGAACGACGCGCGCTTTCCTTAGCGACGCCGTAAACACGTCCTTCCAGTCGTCGGCGGAAAGCTTTTGGCCGTACCAGACGACATGGCCGGAAACCTCGGTCAGCATCGCCCAAAGTTTGGCGTTTTGTGGGGTAGTCCTTTTGGGCGCCTTAAACTCAATCCTGGTGTCTTTCGGCAGCCCGCGCACCCAACGGATAGCTTTGTCTCTGATGGTATCGTTTGCCAGTATCAAGAGGGCTCTGCTCATGGCAAATGCCTCCATAATTCTCTCTTGATAATCCGGGTTGCAGTTGGGCGTGAAATACCGAAATCTCGCGCAATTTTCGTAAACGATCCTTTCGCCACCCGGATCGCACTCACTTGTTCGTTTGTGAGTTTCGCACAGTTGTGATTTTCACCTTTTAGAGTTCTTCCCCTAGAGACAGCATCATTTGCGTTGTCCTGAACTGTTCCAACGCACAAATGATCTGGCCTAACGCATCTCGGGTTGTCGCAGTGATGACGCGCAACCATTCCCTTCGGGACGGCGCGGCCGTCGAACTTAAGCGCTAGAACATGTGCGCGATACTGCGTTCCCGCATAGTCCATGACGCCATAGCCATATCCCTCAATGGTTCCCTTCCACTCCCAACAACCGGATGTTCGGTCAAAGAGTGAATTGAACTTCTCAAGGAAAGGAGGCCGGATCTTGGAAAGGCGCGCAGATCGCGCGCTGCCGGTGCACTTATGCGAGCAGAATTTTGCCGCTCCCCATTGAGCAAGGCTATATTGCGCCTTTTTCGAGAATAAAGACCCGCAATGGGCGCATAGCTTTTCTCGCGCTCTCATTCTGCGGCTTCCTTCACGCCATAGGCGCTTATCTTCGCGACAAGGGCATCTAGTTCGTCGGTAAACTTGGCGACTTCGCCAGCGAGGTTGGCGATATAGGCCTCGTCCCGATAGGCGCGCTTTATGAACACGGGCATCTTCGGGTAATAGCAAACGATGTCGATCCACTCGCGGCCAGTGACCCAAAGGCCGCCTTGGCATTGCGCGACGTGATCGGCCGGGAACTTGTCGGACAGAAGCACTTCGATCATCAGGTGTGGGGCCTTGGTCTTGATCTCGACCAAACCGTTTTCGCCAATGAGCGAATCCGGTGAATAGCCAGCGCGGCCGCACTTGATAAATCCAAGCTGCTGAGGTTCTGCGTCTGTCAAAAAGGCGTAGGTCTGGCGCGCTTCGTCCTCAAGTGCATGGCCGCGATCCATGTAGCCATTGGAATAATTCTCCATTGGCTCTCCGGTCAGGATCTCGCCGGCCAGTTTCATCATGTAGGTTTTGCGGGTCTTGCTTTCCGCGCCTCCCCGGCCTGATGCCAGCACGGTCGAGAACTCGGAGGCGGTTACGATACCGGCCCGGGCCCTGCGCCATTCGTCCGATCCCTGTTCGCAGTCGATTATTTCGATCTGACTCATTGTTTTGCGGCCTTCTGTTGCAGCATCCGCATGGCGCTTATGTATTCGGATGCGGGAAGGTCGCTCAATTTGGCGATCTTGAAGAACCCACGCATTTTAGTTTCATCCGCGCCGGCACTTTCGATCATGTCGCGAAGCTGCAGTTCCTGCTCGTCGGTTATCGTGCCGGAAACGGCGTTCTTGCCATTGCTGGCGGCGTTTCCGTCGTCGTCGTCCGGCGCGATCCCGGCGAAACCAAGGGCCGAATATCGGCGCAGATAGGTGATGGTTGATCCGATGGCCTGGGGCGTGCTGGCAGCCGCTGCTGCGTCCAGCGTCTCGGCAATGAACTGGCCGGACTTGTGCGAAAGAATGGTCTGGACCGACA